AAGGCGATGTGGCAGTGGAATACGGCCAATCCGTTCGATATCGTCGAGGGACTTGAGGCGTTGCAGGATGAGTTCGGCGTCTCCAAGGTTTGGGCGCTCATCATCCCGACGGCTCCGGCTGCCTCCTTCTCCCTGACGGGCATCCTCGAGTTCGAGGAATTCGGCTGATTTAGCCGAATCGTGTGGGTGCGGTATCTATCCAACGCGAGGTGTGGCAGGGGCGGCAACGCCCCTCCCTCCTCGTGGTGGTGGGCAGTGGGCCTGTCTACCACCCCGAGCGCGACATGCGCCGGGGTGCGGTACGGGTATTCGCATCCCCTCACGCGACCGTCGTCTCGCAATCCTGGACGCTCTCTCCCTCGGGCACTCTTGCGGGGACTTCGGCCGATGTCCAGCGCATCTCGCAGGCGAAGTTCTTTGGAATACCCGAGAGATTCGATAACCCCTGGCATGGGACCCGTGTCGTTGTCGACACGCAGAACGCCTCGGACATCTTCTGCGGGAATGACACTTACGGATGGCCGAAGGATCAGGATGTATTCGCCCCCGCAAACCGTGGCTCCGCCATCATCCTGCAGAGCTTCACCCCCTATGATTTCGCGCACGATGTCATCGGACGAGGACAGCAGGCGAGGGTGTTTGGGTCACCTGAGGTGTTTTTCGGGCCGCAGCCGAGCTTCCCCTCTAACAATGCGGTATCGAACTTCATCCCGTACAGTCCCGCAACGGATGTGCGGCTCTTCACGAAGCAGCACAAGGCATTCGGGGCTACCGAGACCTTTACCCAACAGGCGCAGAACAACTGGTTGGTGTCGGTTGGCTCTACGCCCTTCTACGGTCCCACGCACAGGCCGTTGCGGTTCTTCAAGGAGAGCGGTGAGTTCAGGCGCGCCGCGCCCACGAACCAGCTCATTCTCAACGGTACGCAAATTCATGCGCCGACTTATGAATTCCTCGATTCCCGCTACATCATCCGCCGCTCGCGCGTGCGGGCCTTCACGGTCAACGCCGTGAGCGTGAGATTCGAGGCGAAGTCTCCGAATGAGACCGTACCGCTCACCTTCGATTTCTCGCAGGACTTGCCGGCCGGAGTGACGCTCACCGGAATTCCGAATGCGGTCTTTGCAACCGCGCAGGGGAGCGACCCGCAGCCCTTCTTCATCCAGAAGGACCTCGTGGGGTTCGATGAAACCCAAACGCGGGTGGTGCTCCCGGTCTATCGCGGGATCGACGGATGCGAATACCGCATCACGATCACCTGCGCAACGACACAGCCCGATCTCATCTTGACGCTCGTCGGGCTCTTGCCCGTGCGCGCAGACCTCAACTGAAAGGAAATAGCCGTGGCCTACCCCCCGATGATCAAGCCGTCTCACCGTGGACTGCTCCACAAGAAACTCGGCGTCCCGCAGGGCGAGAAGATACCCGAGAAGAAGATCGAAGCTGCCAAACACAGCAAGAGTCCCGCAGAGCGCAAGGAGGCGACATTCGCCGAGAACTTCGGCTCGCGCGCATCCGGCAAGGGCGGCGGCGGCAAGGTTCCGCGAGGGGAACATCATCAGGCGAACCATCGCGCACCGAACTCCCACAGTGAGTTCGAGCGCATGGGCGATCCTGGCAAGGACGGGTACTGCTAGATGCCATCGAAGTCTGCCAAGCAACACCGCTTCATGGAGGCGGTAGCCCACGATCCTGCGTAAGGCTGGCGTTCCGCAGTCTGTCGGCAAGGACTTCGCGGCAGCCGATGGAGATACATCGGTCGGCAAACGGCGCAAGGCCGAGCGGCATCCGAGAAATCACGCAGAGTTCGAGAAGCTAGGGCGTTAACAATTCGGTAACGCTTCCACCCGAGAGGGCGAGGCAAATTCAATGCAATCAACGGAATCGACTGATAAAAAATCATCTTGTCCGAAGGGTGGACGCCCGAAGGGCTCACTCAACAAAGTATCGGCCACGGCCAAAGAGAACATCATCGCGGTGTTCACTCGCCTCGGTGGTACCGCGGCGATGGCGGACTGGGCGCGCGAGAACCAAAGCGACTTCTACAAGCTCTATGCAAGGCTTCTGCCTGTCGAGCACACAGGGGAGGGTGGCGGCCCTATTCGGACTCGGACGGTGATTGAGTTTGTCGGCAGCTGAGCGCGAGGTTCGCGCGCAGTTTCCGCGCAAGCTCGCAGCGTTATTCGAGCCGCATCGTTACAAGGTATTGAGGGGCGGCCGAGGGGCGCTCAAGTCCTGGTCCGTTGCCCGGGCGTTACTGACGCTTGGGGTGCAGCGGCCGCTTCGCATCCTCTGTGCTCGTGAGTATCAGTCGAGCATCCGGGACAGCGTTCACAAGTTGCTCTCGGATCAGATTGAGCTTTTGGGCTACGGGCCCGATTACCGGATCGAGAAGCAGGCGATTTACGGGCCTGAGGGGACGGAGTTCGCCTTTACGGGCCTTTCCGACCAAAGCGCCGAATCGCTCAAGTCGTACGAAGGATTCGATATCTGCTGGGTAGAGGAGGCGCAGGTCGTCTCGGAGCGCTCCTGGCAGATATTGCTTCCGACGATCCGCAAGGAGGGATCAGAGGTCTGGGTGACGTTCAACCCGGAGCTCGAATCCGATCCCACGTGGATCAGGTTCGTCCTGCAGTTGCCGGCGGATGCATTCGGCATTGCGCTCTCCTGGCGGGATAACCCCTGGTTTTCGAGCGCACTCAAGGCTGAGCGCGAGCGCGACGAGAAGAACCTTCCCAAGGTCGAATACGAATGGATCTGGGAGGGCAAGTGTCGGCCTGCGGTGGCCGGTGCGATTTATGCCGATGAGATGGCGGCCATGGTCGAGAGCCGGCGCATCTGTCCGGTTCCCTACGACCCGTATCACTTGGTCTATCCGGTCTTTGATCTCGGCTGGAACGACTCGATGACGGTCGGATTCTGGCAGCGTCACGTCGCGCAGTTGCGGTGTATCGACTACATCGAGGACGACCATAAAACCTACGACTGGTTCTCGCAGCGCATGCGCGAGCGGCCGTACTCCTTCGGCAATCTATTTCTGCCGCACGATGCGGGCCATGGGAGTCCCGAGAGCGGACGCACGCCGCAGCAGATCCTCGAGGGGCTTGGCTGGGGCGTGAAGGTGCTCCCTCGATTAGGAGTGGAGGACGGCATCCGCGATACGCGCATGGCGATGAAGACGATGGTGCTCGATGAGGGCAAGTGCTCTTCGCTGGTCGAGCACCTGAAGCGCTATCGACGGACGGTCCCGCGCACGACCAATGAGCCAAGCGGCCCGTTACACGATGAGCACAGCCACGGGGCGGACATGGTGCGTTATGCCGCTCAGGCCGCACCGATGATGGACGATGAGCGCGGCATGAATCTGCCCCCGCTCACTTACCCCAAGACCGGGACGGTATGACCGACGCTCAGGACCTCGCCCAAGTGCGCGTGTTCCGCGCGGCGCTCGATCCCGGTCCCATTCTCGATGTGTGCCTGAGGGGCTCGCCACAGCCAGCGAGGGCCGATTACGCCCGCGATGACTTGCGCAAGGGCCGGGTCTGCTGGGTGAACGATAGAGCGCTCAGGAAGCGTCTGTGGCGGCTCATTCAGGACATCAACCGGGAGTTCTACCGGTTCGATCTCAAGGGCATCCTCGAGCCGCTTCAGTACGCCATCTATGGCGAGGGCGATCACTTCGGCTGGCACGTCGATATGGCGGCTGGTCAGAAGCCGCTACGCAAGCTCTCGCTTTCTATCCAGCTCTCCGATGAGTCCGATTACGAAGGCGGTGAGCTTCAGATGCAGTTGGGGTGTTGGACGCTTCCGATGCCGAAGGGGATCGGGGATGTCATTGCCTTTCCGACCTGGCTCCCGCATCGGGTGTTGCCGGTCACACGCGGCGTGCGACGTGCCCTCGTCGTATGGGCGCACGGAGATCAATTTCGATGAGCATTGCGTTACAGATGGAAGTTCAGGCGCTCAAGCAGCAAGTCGCAGAGCAGGGCTCGCGGGTGGCTGAACTCGAAACCAAGCTCGCGCAGCTCACGCAGGGATTAGATAACCTGAAAATGTCCTCGCCCTTTCGTCAGCCTCGCGAAAAACTGACTCTGAAGCGCACCGATGGCTGACAATCGCCAGATGTCAGATGAGGGCTTGCTCGCTCTCATTGCGCAATACGAAAAGGAAGCGCTCGGCTCATCGGTTGCGGCGGGTGCAACCGTCGGGACGACCTACTACTCATCCGCGCAACTGCTGACGACGCTCGAGATCGACCGCTTCAACGCCCTCAATTACTACTACGGGCGCCCGTTCGGGAATGAGACGGAGAACTCAAGCTCCGTGGTCGTTCCAGAATTGCGCGATACGATCGAGTGGATCGTCCCGCAGTTGATGCGCATCTTCGCGGCCGCCCGAACCCCATGTGTGTTCGAGCCCGAGAGCGAGCAGGACGTCGATCAGGCAGCGCTCGAGACGGAGGCCGTTCGCCACGTCTTCATGGTCGAGAACGAAGGCTTCACGATCATCCACGACTTCTGCAAGGACGCGCTCCTGCTTCGCAACGCCTACATCAAGGTCTATCTTGAGACCCGTCAGAAAGTCACCGTAGAGCGCTACAGCGACTTGACGCAGGATGAGTTGACCGAGCTTCTCGCCGACAACAAGGACGAGAAGGTCGAGGTGCTGGAGCAGCGCGAGCACACCATCGACATGCCCACTCTAGGTATGCAGCAGCCCAATCCTGGCATGCAACCCGGGATGCCTCCAACGGGCGCACCGATGGGACAAGGTGGGCAGCCGCCTGTCCCGCAGCCGCCCGGTCAGCCGATGGTGGGCGCACCACAGCAGCCCGCTCAGCCGATGGCACAGCCCATCAATCTCGCCGCGCCCCTTCCCGCGCTCGTCGTGTTCGATGTGAAGCTGCGGCGCACGCGCGAGATCAAGCGGATCTGCGTGGAGTGTGTGCCGCCTGAGGAGATGCTGGTATCCCCCAAGGCGCGCACCAATTTGGACTCGGCCCCCTTCATCTGTCACAGGACCGAGAAGACGCGTTCTGATCTGATTCTCGATGGGTACGACGAGGATATCGTCAATCGCGCAAGTGCGGGCCGGCCGCGCTGGCTCGATATGGACGCACTCGCTCGCGATGTCGTCGTCGATCAGATGTCGGTCGAGAATCCGGCCGACTTCGCGATGCAGGCGCTCGAAGTGCGCGATGTCACGATCCGCGTGGACTATGACGGGGATGGGATCGGGGAACTGCGGCGCGTCCTGATCGCAGGCGATGCGATCATCGAGAACGAGGAGATCGAGGAAGTCCCGATTGCCTCTGGCGTTGCCAAGCGCATGCCGCATCGGCACACGGGCCTTTCGATGTATGACGAGCTGGCCGACATCCAGCTCATCAAGTCCGAGCTCATGCGCCAGGGGTTGAATAGCCTGCGTCTCGCCGTCCACGGACGCGTCGCGGTCGATTGGAAAAACTGCAACCTGACCGATCTCATGACGAGCCGCGAGGGCGCCGTCATTCGCACGAACGGTCCACCGGCCAACGTGCTCATGCCATTCCAACATCCCTCGAACATGATGCAGCAGGTCATTCCGACCATGCAGTACGTGGACACGTGGAGGGAGTTTCGCACGGGGGTGGGCAAGGATACGGTCGGCATCGATGCCGATGCGTTGCAGAACGTCACCAAGGGCGGACAGCTCGCCGGCATGGCCGCCGCCGGGCTCAAGATCGAACTCATTGCGCGCTGTCTCGCCGAGGGCTTGAAGGACGCGTTTCTCAAGATCCGCGCCCTCATGGTGCGGCACCAGAACCAGCCCTTGCAGTTTCAGATGGCCGGCAAGTGGGTGAACGTCAACCCAAGTGAGTGGGGCGAGCGTACCCGTGTCACGCCAAATGTCGGGTTGGGCTCTGGAACGCGCGAGGAATCGCGGCAGAACCTGATGCTGCTCGCCTCCATGCAGGAGAAGATTGCACCGCTCGGGCTCATCGGTCCGAAGCAGGCGTACCAGACGTTCAAGACGGGCGCAACGCTTTTGGGCTACGAGCAGCCTGAGCGCTTTGCGATGGACCCGGATTCGGATGAGTTCGAGCAGTGGCAAGCCCAGCACCCTCCCCAGCCCAATCCTGCCGTCCAGGTCGCGCAGATCCGAGCCACCGCCACCCAGCAGCAGGCGCAGGCGAATGTTGCCAAGGCGCAGGCTGAAACGCAGTCGGCCAATGCACGCGCGCAGGCCGAGGTTGCACACGCCGCCCTTCAGAATCGCGAGGATCGCATGGTCGACATGGCGAATATCGATATGCAGGGATTCATCGCGCTCGCGCGAGCCTTGGCGCCCATCGTCGCCGCGCAGTTGAAGGGCGACAGCCAGACCAATGCCGGGAATGTATTGCGCCAGGATGTCGGCGCGCTCGTGGGGCGGCAATGAACGAAATCCCCACTCCCGAGCAGGAGATTGCAAGGGGCGAGCAGGCACGACAGATCTTCGAGACACCAGTCTTCAAGGACGCCTGTAACCGCATCGATGCCGAACTGCGCGCGCTTCGCGAGTCCGTCCCG